CCTGACGATGTGAATCTTAGATTGCAAATTCGAGTATTAAATCTTGCGACTGCTCCTGCCTCTACAACAACATTCACTGTAGGCTATCTTGCGGTGTCTAATTATGCACTGCAAGACGTATCGCTCCAAGACGTTCGACCTATGACTAATACGACTGCTTTGCCCGTGGAAGTATTGAGATCAGTATCACAAGCGGTGACAGGAACGGTAACAGCTAACTTGGGAGCTGGTACTACCAGGGCTGCTTTTATGGCTAGCTCTGGAATTTGGTTTGATGATTCGTCCACTTCATTGTCTGCTAACGCAACATTTACAGGAACGTCAAGAGATCTAACAGTTACCGCAACCGCAACCGCATTCGCTAACGCTGCAACCTATGCTCAAGAATTTGTTGTGAGTGCAGAAACGGACGTTAGTGGAACGCTATGGATAGAGGCTTCGAGAGATAACGCGACATGGAGAAGAGTTAAATCCGTAGCAACCACAGCGGTGACAGGTGGAGGTCAATATGCAGAGATAGTCCATAGACCGTCGTGGAGATATGTCCGTGTAGGATTCACCAACGGAGCGACGGTTCAAGCAAGATTAACTGTAGGAAGTTTTGCTAAGGCAATTTAAAATAAAATGCAAAATCCTTATATTATTATCCGCAACTTAGTCCTTCGCAAAGATACTTATTTTGATTATTTTTATTTTGGCAATATGACAATTGCTCTAATTCATAGCGACGACTGCGATATGATTTACTATGCAATTTTTAAAAATGTTTTGCAATACTCAGAAATATTCAAAAACCAGGATTATTTTCTACAAGGATTTATTTACGATAATGGTCATGAAGTTTATGCAATAGGAGATCAAATTTTAGATCAAATTACAATTGAAAAATTACGTGCCAATCTTCTTACAAAAATTAACTCAATTTTTGGCGTTAAGAAATAGGATTCATTTTTTGCGACTTTTATGAATCACGAAATCCCGGGCAGGCTTGCTCCTTGACTGCTCGGGAAAGTAGTTGCTTTTTTTATTTGGCAAGCAATATTGGAACCATGAAAAGCGCAAAAATGGTTCCCATAAAATCGGTAAAACTAAATCCAAAAAACCCTAGAGTCATAAAAGACGATAAATTTAAAAAGCTAGTTAATTCGATTAAAGAATTTCCAAAGATGCTACAACTAAGACCAATCGTTGTAAATAAATCCAATATTGTACTTGGTGGGAATCAAAGACTCAAAGCCTGCATTGAAGCTGGTCTCAAGGAAATCCCTGTTTTAATGGCGGAGGATTTATCTAAAGCAGAGCAAGAAAGATTCATAATTGCGGACAACGTGAATTTTGGGGATTGGGATATTCAAAATCTTGAAAAAGAATGGGATTTAAAAAATATAAAAGATTGGGGAATCGATGTAAATTTTAGCGATGATAAAGAGAAAGAAAATCCAAAAATTGAAAAAATATTCATGGATTATTATATTTTAAAAATAAATTTCAAAACAGAAAAAGAATTAATTCAAGCATATAATAAATTAAAGGAGGAATATGAATGCGAAATTATTATGTAAAATTAGAATCTCATGTCAACAACAAAGACTATTTTATAAATAGAGCGGCTTCATCGGTTGATTTAGATATTTCTAAAAAATTAATTCATGAAATAAATATAGAAGCAGACATTGAAACTGATTATAATATTGGTTTGATTATTGGAAATTCTGGTAGCGGAAAAACTACATTTGCAAAAAATATATTTGGAGAAAAATCCTTAAATACAAAATACAACGATAAAATTCCATTAATCAATCAATTTAATAATGATCTTGATTATGATGAACGGATAAAAATATTATCGAGTATAGGTTTAAATTCAATACCAGCTTGGATTAAACCTGTTAGTGTTCTTTCGAACGGCGAAAAAGCAAGAGCCGAAATAGCAATAAGATTACAAAATGAAAATTTAATTTGCATCGATGAATTTACTTCGGTTGTTGATCGAACCGTGGCAAAAATTATGTCGCATTCAGTTCAGAAATTTGCTAGAAATAATAATAAAAAAATTATATGTTTATCCGTTCACAATGACATAATTGAATGGCTTAATCCTGATTGGATAATTGATATGAATAAGCAGAAATATATCGACAGGAGGTTACTTAGGCAAAATTACAAAAGAAAAGAAAAAATCAAATTTGAAATCAGAGAATGCGAAAAAAAATCCTGGAAATATTTTAGCAAATTTCATTATCTAAGCGATAATTTGCCGGGTGGCAGAATATATTTTTTTGGATTATTTGTAGAAGGGAAACAAATCGGCTTTCAATGTTTTGCAAATTATATGCCCGGTAAATTAGACATATTACACAGCAATAGAACAGTAATCGATCCAGAATATACTGGTTTGGGTTTGGGAATAAAATTAATCAATGAAACCTCCGCAATAATGAAAAAAAGAGGATTCACTATTTTGGCTAAATATTCAAATAAAGCGACATACAATTCCATGATAAAAGACAAAAAATGGGAATTTTTAGGCGCAAATGATAATTTTGGAAAATCTCAATTTTATCAACATTTTAGCACAATGCAAAGAACTTCAAAATTTAGACAAGGCGTAATAACCTATCAGTTTAAATATAAAGGAGAGTTTTTCTCTTGACATATATTTTTACCAAAAACAATATACAAAAATGAAAGAAAAATTGGACGAAATCAAAATAAAATATCTCAGTAAAGAAATATCTTATGAAGAAGCTAAAAGACAATCAAAACCGTTGATTGACGAATTCAATGAAAAGGCAAAACAGATTGCAAAAAAATACAATAAAAGACCAAAATTAATAGGTTTCGCTGGTATTTTTAGATAATAAGAAATGAAACAAAACCGTAAAAAACCCGAAAAAAAGATGAGACCAGGGAAAAATGGTGGTCAGTTAGTAGATGGATACACAGAGAACGGGGGAAGACCGCCGAAGCTTCTCAAACAATTAAACGACCAACTTAAACAAGAAGGCTACCAAATTGTAAAACCTTCTCAAATGCAAGAGGCTTTGGAACTGCTTTTAAACCTTCCCGAAGAAAAAATTAAATCAATCGTATTAGATAAAGACATCCCATTTTTTCTCAGAGTCATTGGGAAGAAGATGATTTCCTCCAAGGGAGACGAAGCTATTGAAAAGATACTTGATAGAACACTAGGAAGACCTAAACTTTCGATTGACCACACAAGCGGAGGCGAAAAGATCAATAAGAAATATGAGTCGCTTACCGTTGACCAAATCGAAAAAATCTTCGAAGAAAGAGGACTCCCAAAACCAAAAATCGACGAATATTGATGATGATTATTTTGAAACATACGAGGCATATTTAGTTTTAAAATCCAGAGAATCCTTTTGGGTCTTCAGGCAATACATGGACCCGAATATAAAAATCGGTTGGTTCCAAAAGGAAATCGCAAAATCGCTTCAAGAATTTTACAACTCATTAATCAAGGGAGAATCGCCTTGGCTATTAATAGAAAGCCCACCACAGCACGGAAAGTCTAGTCAGATTGTTGACTTTTTAGCCTGGCTTGCAGGTAAACAACCAAAGCTAAAAAAAATCTATACGTCTTACTCGGAACGCTTGGGAGTAAGAGCAAACAGAAAAATGCAAAGATTAATGGACTCGGATAAATACAGAAAAGTATTTCCAGAAACAAAACTTAATTCTAAAAATGTAGTGACGGTTTCTAATCAATACCAAAGAAACATGAATCTTTTGGAGTATGTAAACCAAGACGGATATTTTCGAAACACTACTATTGGCGGAGCAATCACGGGGGAAAGTCTAGACATTGGAATTATTGATGATGCAGTAAAAGGAAGAGAGCAAGCAGAATCCGAAACTATAAGAAATAAAATTTGGGAATGGTTTACAGATGACTTCCTTACAAGATTTTCCGAAGGCGGTGCATTGATAGGAATTGGTACCCGTTGGCACGTAGATGACCCATTCGGTAGAATCCGAAAAAATTACCCAACCGTAAAAGTATTATCATTTAAAGCAATTTCGACCGAAAAAGAAAAACATCGAGAATCGGGGGAAGCACTATTTCCAGAATTAAAATCAATTTCTTACCTCAAGAAAATGCAATCTCTCTTGCATCCTACATCCTGGGAATCATTGTTTCAACAAACACCAATCACTTTGACAGGGAATTATTTCCCTCCTCCAAATAGAACAAAGTGGGAAGGATTGAAAATAGTTCAAGCCTGGATTGATCCAGCTTTTGACGGAGATAATAGAACAGCTCTTGGAATCATTGGAAAAACTATAGATGGAAAAACTATTGCTAAAGGATTTTCATGGAGAAAAAACGTCACTTCATTGTACCCAGTCATGATCCAAATTTTAAAAGATCATGGAGTCGGGACTCTTTACGTGGAAGAAAATGCTGATCAAGGACGAAGCCGGGAAGACCTAGAAAGATTATGGCCAGCTACAGTTGGAAGACGATCCCATAAGAACAAACATATAAAAATTCTAACTAGGCTGGTACAATATTGGAATCAAATTTATATTGCAGATGATTGTGACCCAGACTTTTTAAATCGAATAATTCTATACAAAGAAGGGATTGACGATGATGAAGCCGATACGTTAGCATCGTTATTAGACGAAATGAAACTAGGCTCAAACCCATTGCTAGATAGATTCAAAGGATAAAAATATGGCATTATTTAATTTTGGAAAAAGAAAGGTCCAAGGCGACCATTTAAGGGACATGAAAACTGGGAAGGGTTCCGAGAAAGATCAATCGAACCGACAATCTAAAGCAATTAAATATGATGATAGAAGATGTCTGCAATTGTACCAGTCGGGAAATTTCGGTCAACGAGTAATAAATAGAATAGCAAAAGACTCGGTAAGAAATTGGTTTGAAATCAAATGTGAGTATAAAACAGAATTAGAAACAATAGACGTTGGAAGAATGATTCTTAACAGATTAGAAGAATTAAACGTTAAAAAAAGATTAGAAGAGTTGATGATTTGGAAATCAGTTTTTAACAAAGGTTCCGCTATTTACATTTCTACTTCTCATGATAATTCCATCGGAAAACAAGAGGAACCAATTACGCTTGGGACACTGAAGAAAATTGATTTCATTAACACAATAGACTATCCAGACAGATTAACGATTACAATTCCAAATAAATCAGATCCAACGAAAGCCGATTACAATAAACCAGAATTTAGAATCATGGGAAAAACGGTGCACGAAGATAGAATCCGCTGGATTTGTGATTCATTTACAGCCGAGGAATTAGAAGGAACTTCGCTAATGGCATCTATTAAAGATGCAATCATAGCAACCGACAATGCTTTGTGGTCTACTTCTTTGATGCTGAAAGACATAGCTGGAAAAATATTTAAGTCCAAATGGTTGTTAAATTTAACGCCTACAGAAAGAGCGGAATTTTTAGCGCAGCTTTCTTACGTGATGGATTCGCAAAGTGCAATTGCATTAGATACAGATGAAGATTATTCTAGAATGCAAAACTCTTCTATGCAAGGAATAAATAATATTTACGAATTCATTTTCGACAATCTTGCTGGATCTTCGGGAATCTCTCGAATGGTATTACTGGGCAAGGCTCACGGAGTAGTTGGAAGTGATGACAATGAAGCACAAAATTATTACGCTTCAATAAGACAACTTCAAGAATCCGATATTATTCCAATTTTAAATTATCTTGTAAAATTAATCTTAAATGAAAAAGAATCCGAGATTTATAAAAAAACTCAAGGAGCGTGTAAAGATTTAGATTATGAAATTAAACCAATTTCTTTAATCGAACTTACTCCTAAAGCAAAAGCGGAAATTAGATTGATAGATGCACAAGCTGACCAGATTGATATAACAATGGGGAAAACTTCTCCGCAGGAAGCCAGAGACAACGATACAAGATACAGCGAAGTTCTAGAGCAAGAAGAAAGCTTAGATGAGGATAAATTAAATATGGAACCGCCTCCGATAAATTTAGAAGTCCAAAAACTTAAAGCAAACATGCAAGGGAATTTGAATGGATGATTTCCCTTATCAACTAGAAGAGCAATACGCGAAACTTTTTAAATCAATATTCAGAAAGAATACAAAACCGATTCTTTCTGAAATAAATAAAATATTAAATACAAAAGTAGAAACTGATGCCGATGATAAAAGACCAAATCAAACTCAAGAGTTTAAAATAAATTCTGTTCTTTCTTCTTTCGGTCTTCTTTTTATTTCGGATAGCGAAAAGAAAAAACTTGCAAACTTTTTTAAAATTCTTTCATCTTATTCATTTGCGAGAGCAAAATCAGCAGTAGATAACTTAAAAGCACAAAGAACAAAATCTAAAAAATTCTTTCCTCAAATTATAATGGATAAGAATTCAAGAACTATACAAGATTTTCAAAATTCTTACGTTGCTTTTAACCAAGAATTGGTTCGACAACTTGGGAAAGAATGGATCGAAGGGGTTTCCAAAGTTGTAAAAAATGGATTTGTAGATGGTATCGGGGTCAAAGCAATTAAAAATCAATTATTAGAACTTGACCAGGTTCAAGCTTCTAAAGCAAATTTTTGGGCAAGAGATCAATTTGGGGATGCTTATTCCTCATTCACAGAAACGAGGTTTAAAGAGGCTGGGATAAATTCTTATATATGGATGACTAGCCAAGACAACCGAGTAAGAGATACTCACGCAAATTTACATGGAAAATATTTTAAGACAACCGATACGCCTCCTGGTTTATCCAAGCCAAATGCAAAACTCCCAGGCGAAGACTACAACTGTAGATGTAGAATGATGCCAGCAATAGACGAAACGGATCAACTTTCAGAATCGGAAAGACAAAAAGTGATTAATAGAATCAACCAGGAAAGAAAAAATTTTGAGCAACCGGAAGTAATTCAATGAGCGAAAAAAACAAACGAAGGTATTTGCCAAATCTTACAGAAGAGCAAGTCGCACAAATGTTTCAAGATTGGCTGTTGGGGATGCCGGTTAGATATATGGAAAAGTTTTACGATGCGTCCTATGTAAATATGAGAAGAGTTTGTAGACATAAACTTATTTCTATATTCAGACAAAACCCTGAATTATTAGAGAAGGTTGTGGAAGAATCAGAGAAGGACAAAGATTTTAAGTATCAATGGAATTATTTATAACTTAAACTAATTCAAGGAGCAAAAAATGGAGATAGTAATATTGACGAGTCATCCTGGGACAGGATGTGCTTTCTATAGATCGGTTGGGGTTTTACAACAACTTCAAAAATTAGATTCTAATATTCGAATAAGAATGTCGGAGTCTTCTCACTGGTCGGCAATCGGTGGAGCGGACATAGTATTTTTAGAGCGGCCACAAGATGAAAGATTTGTCAAAGCAATTCAGGATTGCAAAGCAATGGGAATTCCAGTCTGGTCTGATTTTGACGATGATCTTTTTAATTTAGAGAAAGATAATCCGGGCTATTCTTTTTATTCAAAAAAATCAACTCAAATTGCAATACATTATTGTCTTGCAAATTCAGACATCGTAACGGTTTCAACTCTTAATATTTGGGAGTCTTTCAGTAAAAGAATTTTGGATCATAAAAAAATTCTAGTTATTCCAAATGCTTTAAACGATTATTTTTTCCCCTTACAAAAAAAACATAACGAAAACCCGATTATTTCTTGGCGTGGTTCAGCCACTCATAGAAACGATTTACTTTTTTATTCTTCTGCAATGCACGAAATTGCAGAAAAACATCCAGCTATCGAATGGCATTTTTTCGGAAAGGATCTTTGGTACATAACAGAAAAAACAGAATTGGCAAAAGGAATAGAAAATAGTTTCGTATATGGAGAAATGGATCTAATGGAATACTATTGGAAGTTCAATTCAGTTTGTCCTTCAGTTCATATTATTCCACTTTTAGACAATCATTTTAATCGATGTAAATCAAATTGCAGTTGGATAGAAGCAACGTGGGCGGGAGCTGCTTCCGTGGTTCCATCTTTTCCAGAGTTTAAAAAAGTTTCAAAAGTTTCTTACGGAGCAAGATTTGCATTTAAGACACTCACAGAGGAATTAATTTTAAATAAAAACTATCGAAGAGAAGTTTATGAAGAAAGTTACGAAACTCTAGAAAAAAATCTTTTACTTTCCAACATAAATAAAACAAGATTACAAATAGTTCAAAATCTAAGGAGCAAATAGATGAGAAACGGAAACATAATACATCACACGGCAATGGTTCACGATTCCGCCAAGATAGGAACTGGAAATATTATTCACGCTGGAGTAATTATTACAGCAAATGTTGAAATCGGAAACAATAATGAGATTTTTCCATACTCAGTAATAGGAACAACTGCCGAGCATAGAGACTCCCACAACAAAGCAAGCCAGATGGTAATCATTGGGAATGATAACATAATCAGAGAATACGTTACAATTAATGCCGGAACCATTAGAAACACTGTTATTGGTAGCCAGTGCTATTTTTTAAGAGGTTCTCACATTGGTCATGATTGCAGTATTTACGACAAAGTTACTCTATCTTGCAATGCCCTTGTAGGTGGTGAGTCCGTTATTTTTGAAGGCGCAAATTTAGGTTTAGGAGTTGCCATTCATCAAAGATCTATTATAGGTCATTACTGCATGATTGGAATGAATTCTACTGTTACAAAAAAATCAAAGGTAGTACCTTTTTATAAATTTGTTGGAAGTCCGTTAAGAGGTATTGGTTTAAACCATATAAAATATAATTCAATTTTACCTAGTGATAGAATAAAATTGATACAAGAATATGAAGGAGAAATTTAATGCTAAAGCAAATAAACAAAGAAAGAAACGTTTTAAGAAATAAAGGAAATATTTCATCTATATTTTTTGAAACGAAAAAAGACAAAAATGGGGACGAATACAAAGTAAAAGTTCCAGGACGAAGATCGCAAAGATCAAGAAAGAAACTATGGTATGCCCAGTCTTCAGATGGACAAATTCACGTAGGCAGTTTTTCCTATTGCTTGCATTGGAGTCTTTTATGATTTTAAAATTTGTTTATTTAATCATTTTGCTAGTATTATTTTTTTGCATTGGTTACGTATTTGGGTCTATGGAAAAAGAATCTTTGAATAAAAAGAAAGAAGGTAAGAAATGAATAATATATCAATATGTTTTTTAACCATAGATCGTTTTGAATTGTCTTCTGAGATTTTATTGGATACAATCAATAAATGTGGAGTAGATGATTTCGAAGTTATGGCATGCGACAATGGTTCTAAGGATAAAAGAATTATCGATTTTGTAGAAAATGAAATTCCAAATTTATCTTATTTCAGAAAGAATGAAACCAACGAAGGCGTAGGGAGAATGTTTAATCAATTAATGCTAAGAGCAAAAAGCGACTTTATCGCTTTAATTGGAAATGATATTCTCATGGAAAACAATTGGGGAAAGAAAGCAATAGATTGTGCAGTAAATAATTTTATGGAAGAAGAGGGCGGAATTGGAGCGATTCATTGTGTTCAAGATTTACCGTCAATTACACAAAGAGGAGTTCATGAGTCGCCTGGCGTTTTCGGTCCTTGGATCATTCCTAGACACTTGTTGGAATCAATCGGATATTTTTGTGAGCAATATTTCCCTTACGGTTTAGAGGATTCGGATTACGCTATGCGTTCTCACTACAAAGGACATATAAATTACTATATTCCTGGCACAAGATCAATTCATGTTGGTCACGATTTCGAAGAAAATTCAGAGTACAGAAAAATGAAGGATCAATCTTTAAAAGACAACGTTGCAACTTATGGGGAAAGGCTAGAAAGTTTTAAGCAAGGCGAAAATCTTTACTCATCGGCGATTATAAAAGATTAAATCCGTTCCTACAAACGAACTGACTTAAATCCTTTTATTCTTGATTTACATCCTCTAATGTCTATTCACTTAAATAGTGAGTAGACTTCTTAAATTTGATTTTCAGGAAAGCAATCTTAGAATTTTAAAAACTCCGGAAGGGTTTTTGAAAGCTATTGCAGACATTGCTCGCCCTGGAGTTTTCCCATATCTGGAAAATAACGGAAAAATAAATTATGAAGCAAAATTGCCAGAAGACATTTTATCGGAGGAAACGGTAAAAAGTGCGGCCGGTGTATCTCTCACAATAGACCATCCTAAAGACGAGAACGGAAATCCTGTCTTGGTCAATCCAGAAAATGCCCAACTATTTACGCACGGAAACGTAAGTGAGCCGGAAGTTGTAGATGGGAAAATTCGGGTTCTGTTGACTGCTCTCTCTAAAGAGGCAATCAACGAAATCGAAAGCGGAAAAAGAGAATTGTCAATTGGATTCGAATACGATCTAGACGAAACACCAGGGCAATTCGACGGAGTCAAATACGACTCTGCTCAAAGAAATATCAGAATCAACCACGTTGCATTGGTGCAAAACGGGAGAGCTGGTGAAAATATAAGAATCCACGGAGACAATAAACAAATGTTTAAATATAGAAAATTTGATTCAACTGGAGACTTGGAAGTCTCTAAGGAAGTTCTGGACGAACTGATTGCATTAAATAAAAAAATCAAAGCAGACGAAGGTGAAATCGAGGCTTTAAAATCTCAAATTGCAGCGACTCCTTTAAAGAACGAAAACGCCGATAAAGAATTGCAGAAAATTATGGCACAGCTAGACAGCGCACTTGCACAAGTCGAAGCATGGAAGCAAAAATATGCAAAACTTGAAGAAGAGGTACCAGCGATGGCAGAGGACATGGCAAAAGAAACCATGGACACTATGGAAATGGCAAAATCCATTGATCCAGAAATGAAAACCGATGGACTTTCTCCGAGAGAAATTAAATTGCAAATCATTGGAAAATTGCTTCCGTTTAAATCTGGAATCAAAGTAGATTCATTGGATCCAGAAATAATCAATGCGAGATACGATGCAGCTTGTGAGCTTGCAAACAAAATTCAAAAGCAAAAACCATCCGAAACTACAAGATCAACTGGAATAGATAGATCAGTTGTTGAGGATAAAAAAGCTCAATTGCAGAACCTATACAACAAAGGACGAGAGGGTAAATAATTATGTCCATTCCACTAAATAACGACCTATATTTTGACGAGGTTTTAACACCTGGAAAAATTGCAAATCATGATCCGGCTACTCTCTTAAAGGGTTTAATTGCTCAAGAGGCAATTCCTTTCGGGTATGCAGTAACGGACGGAAACGATAACAATCAACAAACCAAGATCATAAGCGGGGCATCTGCTAAGTTCAGAGGAGTTGCCGCATATAATCCATACGCAGCTGGAATCGACGAGATTATACCGTCCTACGGTGCGTTGGACGGAGTCGACGTTCTAGACCGGGGCTACATCACTGTAGTAACGACCGAAGCAGTAGATAAATCCGACGTTGTT